CCTTGATATTTTGGTGGATTTTGACCATCGTAAAACGATAATGTAGATCCATCTTTAGTTAATTTGTCTAATAATGCCATAGTTTTATGTTTTATTATAAATATTTAATTATTGTATTCTATATGAACCCACAGCCATTGCGGTACCCATTTTATTACCATCTAAAGTTATAACACTATTTTTATTTAAAATAGCAGTTAATATTTGTTTCATTTCTTGGAATTCTTTTACTAATGTATCATTATTTCCTAATACTCCATTAGCTTTATTTGAATTTAAAGGTATAACAGCTTCAGGACCCGCTTCACCTATTAAAGCATTGGTTGGTTTATCTACAATACCACCTTCAGCTAATTTTACTTTAGGTAATGTAACTTTAGGAATAGTATTAGCATCTACACCTGGGATAAAATCTAATATACTATTTATGGCTGTTATTAATAGATTAATAGTACCTTCTACTAAACCAATAAGTAAATTTAATATTCCTTCACCTATTTTCTTTAAACCATCTCCTACTTTACTCCAATCTCCTTGTAATATTCCTGTAACCATTTGAGCTATACCTTCAAATATTTTAAATATAGGCATTAGTATAGGCATAAGTGATTGAAGTATACCAACTATTGCAGGGAATAATACTTTTGCTAATTCACCTGCTAATTCCACAATAGGTTCTATAGCTGTAAGAACTCCTTCTAATAAATCACCTATCATAGGAAGCATTGATTTTACTAATTCTCCAATAGCATCCATAAATGGTTGAAATGCTGTTATTATTCTTTTTATAATAGGCATTAATCTTTTAAAAATATCCATTATATGAGGAAAAATATCCATGGAAAGTTTTATAAATTGTTGTATGAAAGGTTTTGCTGTTTCTGCTAGATCTCCTAAAAAATCACCAAACATTTTAAAATAATCTTTCATTTGTGGTAATAAATCATGTATTAAATCCTTAAAAACAGGAACTAATACTTCAATAAGAGGTGTTATTAAATCAACTATTAAAGGACCTAAATCTTTAAATGCTTGAATTATAGGATTTAATAATTCAAATATTTTAGCAAATTGATTTGCTCTTGCTTCTTCTTGTGCTTGTAATTTTTCACCAACAGTAGCCATAGTTTCCATAGCTTTTAAACTACGTTCTTGTTCACTAACCATGTCTGTATTGTTAGCTACATTTTCTTTACTTGTAACTAACATATCTGCTAAGCTTTCTCGGCTCATACCGATAGATTTAGCAAATGCGTCCTGTTGTAAAGTATTCATTTTTTGGAAGTCTTCAATAGAACCAAATTGTTTACCAATTTCTTCCATCAAAGCAACATTATCATGATTTAAAGCTGCTTCTCTAGCTTTTTCAAGATTTAAATCTTTACCAGTTAATAATTCTGCTTCCATTTCTGCTGAAATAGAATCTTCAAAATTTAATAAACTGTTTGCTACGTCTGCTACTTTATCTAATTCTAAACCTAATTTTTTAGATTGTAAAAATGCTTTTGTTAATCCTTCAGCCGAGCCACTAAAGTTAAGTTTCATTATATTTGAAACTTTACCCACACCTTCCATAACTTGTTTCATACTAACATTAACCTTCATACTTTTAATACTTTCTTGAGCGGTTCTAGCCATTGCATCCGCTACTTTTCCAGCATCACTACCTGTTAATTTTGCTAAATGTTGTATATCTTTTATACTTTCAGCAGACATACCTGCAAATACGTTTAGTCGCATGAAAGTATTTAATGTTTTTGCTGATAGTTTTTCAGCACCTCCTAAAGCATCATATATTGCTGTTGCAGATTGGGTTGCTTGTCCTCCAGTAATACCCATTTCTGATCCTATTTTTCTTGCGGATACAGCTAGTTCTTCTGCTTTACTTTGAGATACACCTAGTGTTCTACCTATTTGAGTATTTTCATCACTTAATCGTTTTGCTGCTTCTTTACCTTTTTCATAGGCCCTTGATATTGCTCCTATAAGTTTACTTATTAAAGTAAGTGGATTTAAAGAAGCTGCTATAATTGCTCCTAAACCTAAAGCTGCTGCTCCCATACCTTTCATAGCTATACCTACTTTTTGATAAGCAGTTAAACTTTTAGTTCCCCCTTCAGTCATTACCGTAGAAGTTTCACGTGCTTTTTTAGCATAACTTTCAAAAGGTTTTGCTAATGCTCCTAATCCCCATTTATTTAATGTTTTACCTACTCCTTCAGCACTTCGACCTAAGAAACCCATAGCTTTATTTATGTTTTCTTGTTTTTGCAATTCTTGATCTAAATATTTAATATTTTCTTCTTGAATTTTTTTAGCTTGTTCTAGATAAACGATTTCTTCTGCTTGTTTACTTAAATTAGATGCTGATATATCAAATTGGGCTTGTTTTTTCTTGTATAATGCTTCAGCTTGTTCTACTAATTCTTTAGCTCCTTTTACTCCTAAAGCTTCTTGTTGTTGTGCTTTAGCTAATTTTTCAGCAGATTTAGCTAAACTTGCTTCTCTTGCTTTAAATATTTCTACTTCCTTAGCAGCCGCTTCTCCTCCTTCTTTTGTAGCAGCTAATATTTGTTTTTGAATTGATTGTTCGTTATTAAGTTGTTTAGTGCGTTCTTTTGCAATTTCGCTAACCGAATCATATTCTGACTTTAATGATTTTGTATTTCTAATTGCTTCCTTAGTTATCTGCAATGATAAATTGTCAAGAGTATTGCGTTCTTTTGAAGGGCCTAATAAATCTTTTAATCTATCATTTAATTGAGCTACAAGATTTATCTGGTCGGATAGCATTTCATTAGCTTGTTCAACTTGCCTAGCTTTAATTGCTTCTAATTTTTCTTGTTTTGACGCCATCTAGCAGAATTATTTGTTATAAATATTTAAGGGCATCATTTTTTTGATGCCCTTGTTGCTTTTGTTGTATATGATGATTCGCTTTGTTTGGATTTATTAGGAACCCAATCTAAATTAGTAACAGATTGTCCACCTTTAGAAGATTTACTTGTCGCTTGATTTTGCGCATCTTGTTCTTTTTGAGTATATTCTACAATAAAATTATATGTTACTCTTCGTAACCAAATAGGGAAATTATATACGTCTTCATATGAATAACCTCCTCTACCGTAAAATACTATCTCATGAAGAATTCTAAAGAGCCCTGCTCTGTATTCTTGTGTCAGGCCATAGAAATTGAGCTTCCATAGGAATAACGACCTCCTCTTCGTTACCTGATTCATTATCAACAAATACCATTCTAGTGTCGGGATTAATTGATTTATAATAGGCTCTGAATGCTACGGAATCACGTGCTAATAAATAATTATCAACAAATTCTCTAACAGTTTTAACTTCACTATCACCATTAACAGCAATAATTTGGTATTTTAAACGAGTTGACATATCCGGAGATATATTTTTGTTAATGCGTTTTAAACTTTTAACTTCATCATCGATAGCTTTTTCGTCTTTACCAGTTAATAATTTAAATGTAATAGTATTACCAGAATGAGGTAATTTAAAATCAAACGCGTTTACTCCTTTTTCTTTTATAATACTTGGATCTAATTCAGTGTTGTTTAATAATGAAAGATCTACTGTAATTTCTTTATCTTTATAGTTAAAGCTATAGTCTTTACCATAACCTAAAACACGAGCTGCTATCAATATAGCATTTTTATCACCTACTAAAAGATCTTCAAAATCAAATTTAGTTACAATTAATGATTGTAATAATTTGTCAATTACTGTACCGTTTTTAAGGTAATTTTGGTTGGTTAAAATATCCTCTTCTTTTGCGGTCATGTACTTTAATTCAATTTTGCCGCTTGATAGGGGATGATTTGATGGGTAAAGTAAACCTTTTGAGGGTAAATCGATAACTTCCGTAGGGAATTTAAATTTGTTTTCTTCTTGCATAAATTAATTTTTTAATAACAATTGTTGTCGTATATAAATATATGAAAATTCTGTTTGATTACCAAAAATTTTATGGTTTTGGTAAAGATCCATCAGATAATGGAAACATTTGTTGAAGGTAAGTATTGTTTGCTGTATAAACTTTAGCGGGATTAGAACCATATTTGTGTGCTGCTTCTCCAGGTTCAGAAAAGTATCCACGTATTGGTGTTTTAGCTTGAGTTGTAGTTGGATAATTTGTAGGGTCTGTTACTGTTTTATAAGGTACCCCACCATTAACACCTGGTTGGCTATTATCCAAATTAGTAATCGATAATACCTCAGGACTAGTTGTTTGTGCGGACAATGCACTAGTTTTAACTGATTTATTGTTTACGCTATTTAAATATGGATTTTGTGGAGTATATGCTTGTACAAATCCTTTAAAAGGACCGGGATTACTTTTAGTTGTTGGTGTACCCGTTGAATTAGGTGAAACATAAGTTGGTATAGGAGCACTGTTAGGTCCTCCTAATGGATTAGGATTAGTTAAATCTAAACTTGTTTGATCAAATGAGCTAATTAAAGGACCTTGTGGGGTTGTTGTTCTAACTTTAGCCATAAATGCAATTTATAATAAATATTAAAAATAAAAAAAGCTCGCGAATGCGAGCTTTCTTAAATTTATTGGATTGGATTAGAAGTTTAATACGCAATAATCCATACCTAATGTTACTGTTAAATTTTGAGCGGCTGCATCATTATCCCAGTTGTATTCGCCGAATTCAGCTGCTTTAATAAATGCTCCTTTAATTACCCACTCACTTACGATATCACCTACTGGACCTAAGATATCGATTGTTAAATCTTTCTTATAGAAGTCAGAATAACCATCGCGACCAGTTACTGATTCGTGGTGTAAACGTACCCATTCCATTACAGCTTGAGCGCCTGATGGTGTAATTGGGTCGAATAAAGTCATTGTAAGATCATTCCACTTTGATTTACCTTTTACTTTACGATAAACGTTAATGTGGTTTAATACAATTTCTTCAGCGGTATAACCTACTGATGATATTGCTTTGATTACATATGAAGGGATACCATCAACGTACATAATAAATCTATTCTGTACCTTAGGTTCAAATGCGGTGAAAAATATTTCGTTTGGATCTAATACTGCCATTTTATGTTTTGTTTATTTCTTGTTATAAATATTGTGGTTTATAAAAAGGTAACTACCTTCCCTTAAGCAGGGAAAGTAGCACCAGTTGGTAAAATGTTGAAATCTAAGTAAATGAATTCTGCAGTTTTAGTTGGTTGGATATAAATCTGACCAATTAATTGGTTTCTATCAATTACATCAGGTGTGTTATTGCTATCATCCATGATTACTCTGAATGCATATAAACCTTGACGTTGTTGAACACTTTCTAAGTATGGGTTAACTTGAGCTAAGAATTGATTTCTTGTAGCAATTGTATTTTGTTCAAATACCAAGTTTTGAGCAACTTGAGAAATGTATCCTTTAAGAGCGATTAACAATCTACGAACATTTACTCTATCTAAAGCACTTGCTTTTGTTTGTAATGTTTTCTGACCGTATACTACAACTCCAGTTCCTGGGAAAGTAGCGATTGGGTTAACTTTACCACTGTATAAAGTATCTCTATTTGATTGAGATAATTTTTGTGCTGCTCTAATTACTGTATTCAAGCCACCTCTATTGATACCTGCTGGAGCGAACCAAGGTTCTGAAACGCTATCGTTATAAGCATAAACACCACCTACTAAAGTTGAAGCTGGTACCCATACGTTTTTACCTGAATCTGGATCTTTAATTTGACACCAAGGCCAATAAGACGCAGCATATGAAGTATTTCTATTTTGAGCTTGTGCTACTACTGTAGAAGGAGTTTGAACACTGTAAGGGACTAAATCTAATACAAATATGCTATCACCTCTATTTTGAGTATTATTGATAATATTAGTACATTGAGTTGATGATAAACTATCAAATAAACCCGGAGCTAATAATACATTAAAACGATAATCATCTTGGTTAGCTAAACATGTGATCATATCATTATAATCAGCAGATGTTAAACCTTGAACATTTGTACCAACTGTAATTTTTTCATAATAAGCTGCGGCTGAACCACTAAATAATAAACCTGTTGCTGATCCAAATGAACCACTACCATTTAATGGTAATGACCCGGTATAAATTGGGTTAAATAAACCATTGTTTAAGAAGTAATTTGGAGTTAGAGCATCTACTGATTTTACTCTTACATAAGCACTTCTATTTGGATAAGAACCAGATAAAACGTCTACTTGTTGAGTTGTAGTATTATATCCTAACACATAATCACCTATTACAGCAGATACAAAGTTAGGAGCATATGGATCTAAAGATAAATTAGTCCAAGTTTCTAATACATTTGGATTATTTGTTGTATCATCACCACGGCGAATTAACAAATCAAAAGTACCGTTAGTAGCTGATGAATTAACAATTTGCCATCTAACGTTATTACTTGTACCACTAGCTAAAGCGCCTGCTGAATCTAAACTAGAGCTACTATTCATAATAGCACCTTCAGAAAGTGTTTCTAAAATGAAACTTTCTACAGTATTAGAACCAGTAGTAACAATTGAAGTACCATTAGTAGCTGAAACAGAACCAGTAGATGTAGTTGCTGGGGTCCAATTTGAACTTCCACTTACAACTCTTGCTACTAATAATGTTTCACCACCATTTAAAAAGTAGTTATACGCAGCAATTGAAGTAAAGTAAGTATAAACTTGACTTCCACTCGTAAAGGTTG